CGGAGAGCCCGACTTCAGGACGAATTACAGATTAGGATCAGCTGATAAGAAGACTACGAAATAGTCAACTCAGAAGCGGCTCGATGTGACCGCCGACCAATTCTAGGTCGACGGACTCTACGTTAGTCCGCACCATCTCGACAACGTCGTCACCATATTCTTGGCTGCGGCGTAGGAGTACTGCCCAGCCGTCGTGGAATAGATACTTCCGCCCGGCGTGGTGATCCCACTCTACGCTGATCACGCCGTCGGTTTCCATTCGCACGGTGAGCTTCAGTTCAGTGCCAGCTATTACTGTCTCGTTCATTTCTTTCGCCTCACTTCTTGGAGTTTAATCAGCCTATGGGCAACAGATATATTGTAAAGCAGAACAACGTCAACCCCACCGCGGGCAATGACATCCTCACGATCGTCTCGGCTTCCAGCCGACGCGGCCGCCTCGTGCAGGTTTCCGTCAACGGTCGCGGCAGCACGTCCGCGGCGCAGCAGATCGAGATCGGCCGCTCTTCGAGCGGATCGAGCACCTCAAACGGCACCGTGACCCCGGGCAAGTTCGATCACACGGATCAACCTGCGGCGGCGTTCATCTATAACAACCTCTTGAGCGCACAACCCAACTTGGACACCAATACTGAGGTCCTGGGCTGGAACGCGCTCGGTGGTGCAAATCGGTACATTCCGCCACGTGGCCAGGCTCTAGAGATTCGCAACGGCGAGCAGATCTCCATCCGTGCCACGACTGGCGTGACGTTCCAGAACCTTTCACTCACGGTCGTCACTGAAGAAGACTAATAACCTTTTCTGGGAGGGAAAAGGTATTCATGCAAAAGGTCGACGCTGTAGCTGGTAAGAAGGAGGTAATCGAGCTCCTAGAGAAGTATCTAGAGGAGGTTCGCGACGCTCCTGACGTCCACTTCGGCGGCGTGTTCTACGTGTGCAGCGACAAGAGGTTCTCGGCGGACTACGCCGGGGACCTCAAGGGCTTCTTCGGAGGTTTCTACGCGCTGGACCACCTGATGCAGCGGATGCGGCGGATGACGAACATCGACCCCGTCGAGAACGTGAGCGAGGGTCCGGCGAACAAGTTCGTCTACGACATGATCGACGACCCGATCTGCCACGACTTCTTGATCTGGCTGGTGACGGCGAAGATGATAATGCGACGGGAAGGGGCGAAGCCCCCTCTAAAGATCGCGTTTGCTCGGAAGTACGAGATGAAGGAACGCGAGCAGAACTTCTTCAAGAATGTCATGCTCCCGGCTCTCGACATGTTCGGTGCCGTTCACGACCACGTCGCGTTCGAAGGCCGCAGGTTACCGGTCTTCACACCCCGATTACTCGTGGAGGCATCGCGGTCTGGCGAGGAAGTTCCGCGTGTTATGGTATCGCTAGACGCTGTTGACGCCGTGCGGAATCGTTTTGGCGATGTGGCGCCGGTCGTCATAACTCTCCGCGAGGAGACGATATACGATCACCGCAACAGCAACCTCGACGCGTGGTGCCAGTTCGGGAGCTGGCTAGAGGCCCGCGGGGAGCGCGTCGTGTTCTTGCGGGACACTGCTAAGGCTAAAGAGTGGCTCATTAGCCACTGGTCTATGTTACATGAGACGATGTGGGAGGCGTCGGTCAGCGCCTACGTTCGCGTCGCGTTGTACGAGAATGCGAAGTGCAACATGTTCGTGAGCAATGGCCCGTTGGGTTGGGCGCTGCTCGGGACGAAGCCCTTCTTAGCGTTTCACACAGTGACTGAGAGTGAGAGTTCGGAGTGTAACACTCCGGCGTGGTGGATTCGCAATCACGGCATCGGACCTGGAGAGCAGTATCCCTGGTCATCGCCGCAGCAGCGGATCGTCTATGCGGACGACAGCTTCGAGAACCTCTGCGCAGCATGGCTGGATCTCTTCCCTGATTCAAAGGAGTGCGCCGCGTGACGCGCGTCATCATCCGTCCTAAGAAGTTGTTCGTACCTAAGAAACCAGCGATCCTACGGATCTGGGACGAGGACGCGCTCGAGTATACTGAGGGCGGTGGCGGCATAATCAGTGCTGCTGTGGGTGGTTGTGCTGCTGCAACAGCTTTTTTAGCTCGTGCTAATACGCTGGCTGCACCGTACATCGATCCTATTACGACTTTCATCTGTGGTAGCGTTTCGAAGGGACTCATAAATTCGGACGGCACTTCGAACGTATTCGATGTCTTGTATCTCTTTGCGACGCAGGACACGACGAACGCTCTGCTCAACATAGTCTCTTCGAGTTATACTGGCACTACGAGCGGTAGCCCTACATTCACTGCTGGGAGGGGTTTTACAGGGACTGATCAAGCTTCTTCGCCTCCTTATATAAATACGGGGTTCAATCCGAGGACCGCTTCTTCTCCGATCTTCGTTCAGAACTCAGCGCATATATCGATGTGGAGCAACACGAACGCGCAGGCGGTGAACGGCGGTTGTTGCATTGGCGCTTTCGGTGGTGGTGGGGGTACGGAGAGTGACATCTTTCCGAAGTATTCAGATGGGAAGGCGTACTTCAGAATAAACGACGCTGCACCACAGACGTCGGGAGTGACGAACGCTAACTCGACTGGTCATTACATCGCTACGAGATCGTCTTCGGGTAGCCAGAATGGCTACATCAATGCAGTTGATCAGGGTATCAGTCCGATTACGTCTGGACTTCCGCCGAGTCTGAATATTATAATTCTTGCAGGAAATCTTCCTACTGATCCTACTGCGATCAACGGCGGTGGTTATCAGGTGTGCATGGCGAGCATCGGCGCCAGTTTGAATTCGACTCAAACTACTGATTTCTACAATTTGTTGAGGGCCTACATGACTGCGGTTGGCGTACCATGAATATATCTCATGATTCGAAGGAGTGCGCCGCGTGACGCGCGTCATTCTACCTAACAAGAGATTGTTCGTCCCTAAGAAGCCGGCGGTCCTCCGCATCTGGGACGAGGAGCTAGTTGAGTACACTGAAGGCGGTGGTGGCATTATAAGCGCAGCATCGGGCGGCCCTCAGTCGCTCGTTCTTAATGCGGCTAGTTCGCAGCGACTTACGCTTACTTCATCTGGCACGGCGACGAATTATCAAGCGTTCACGATCTCTTTTTGGTTCAAGCGATCAAGTGATGCTGCTACTTATGTTACTATGGTGGACGGAGGCAATTGGAACGGAACTAATAGTACGGCTTCAGTGAGGTTCAACGGTGCTAACATAATAGATTCGGTGGAGTATATCACCTGGAATGGTAGCACTGCCGATATCGACATGTGGACGACCACGACCTTTACAGACACTACGAATTGGCATCATGTCTGTGTAGTTGTTTCGGTTGGCGATGCGACTGCTTCCAATCGTACGATCGTTTATGTTGATGGGATCTCTTTCCCGGGTGGATCGAACGGTACACAATGTGCGCAGTTCACGAATCCTCATTTCATGGATAACGGGCAGCTTTGCGCGATTGGAGCAGAGTCTACTAACGATAGTTTCTTCGATGGTAAGCTTGCATATATATACGTCGTCGATGGACAAGCCTTGTCGCCGAGCAGCTTCACGACCGGGACCGGCGTAGGGACGATCCACCCGATCGCATACACTGGTAGTTTTGGAGCCCATGGATTCTTTCTCAACTTCACGGGTGGCAGTACGGCTGATCAGAGTGGTAACAGTAATAATTGGACAGCGGTCAACAGCCCGACGTTCAGTTCAGACTTGCCGACCTAATGAAAAATGAATTTGATTGAGGAGTGCGCTGCGTGACGGCGATGTACAATAACGTCCACGGATTCTGGGGCTGGTAACTGATGTCTTGTGTCGGCCAAGATTTTTACAGCTATCACTTCAATGCGACTGGCGGTACCACACCACGAACGCTGCCGGACCGTCTCGCTGAGACGATAAACGTCAAGGAGTTCGGCGCGACGGGAGACGGCACTACCGACGACACCTCGTCCGTTCAGAGCGCCATCGACCAGGCTGTCACCCGCGGCGGTGGTATGGTATATTTTCCGGGGCCTGGTAATTACAAAGTGAGCTACCTCTCGGTGGGTTCCGACGATGTGACGAAGCAGAATGTCAGGGTAGATTTGGTGGGGAACTGCCGAGAGACGGTAATAACTGGGACTAGCTCGAGTACGCCGATCATATCGAAGGGATCGAAGGCTTATGAGTGTATTGGTCGCATTGATGGCTTCACTATAAATGCGAGTAGCGGCCCGACTGCAGCGATCAATATAACAGGTTCGAACCAGTCGATCACGAACTGCGCTTGCGATACTATTCAGGGTGGCAAGTGTGGGTTCGACGCTTCTGCCGCGACGTGTGCTTACATTGCGATGTGTCACTTGGGTTCGGGGGTCACCGCTAACGCCGCTAATTCCACTTCGCCGGGATATCCGAGTAATACGAACGGGATCTATGCGGGGAACGCTTGCGTCATTTACGGCTGTCGCGTCCAGGGTGGGGACGCGGCGTTCTGCCTGGTAGGGAACGCTCCTTCTTGCGTCTCATGCTCCAGCGAGGTCATGAATACTGGCGTAAAGGTCGGTTGGGGGCCGGCCGCCGCCGCGCAGACGGCATACGGATTCTCGATTATCGGGTTCAATTGTGAGTCGACGGGATCGTACGGGCCGCTAGGTGGCGCCGGGATCGTCTTGTATGACTGCAATGGCGGTCTGATCTCCGGTGTCTTGGCTCAGGGCCAGATTGGTGGCTCAGTTCCTGCCTCTGCGATCTCATCTATGTCGTGGTCAGCGGGTGTGGTGACGGTGACTACTTCGGGGAATCATAACATACCTGCGGGTAACTTGACTCTTCAGTTCTTTGACCCGCTTCAGAACAATACAGGCTACAATAACTTCAACTGGGCTCCTTCCTACTTTACCGCACCTGGGTTCATACTAGCGACGTCTGCCAACCCCTCTTCTACTACATTCACCTACGCGCTGGCGAGTGATCCCGGTACTTGGAGCGGGTCAACTGGTACAATGACGTGGAACTCAGGTAGCCATGTCGTGACGGTTCCTGTGACTACGAGCGTCGCATTCCCTGTAGGATCTAGGATCCGACTGAGCGGAATGAGTACTACTTGGAATCCGAGCGGTGTGGTACCGTTCGATGCCTACGTGCTCTCTTCGAGTACTACTCAATTTACCTATGCGGGTCCGAGCAGTGCGCCTAGTGGTACGAGTACTGGAACGTGGAGTAATATAGCTCCTACTTGGAGCTATGCTCAGGACTACGCAGTGAGATTTCGAAAAGTTCAAGGCGTATCTATCCAAGGTGCTAGCTTCGCCATCAACGTGGGCGAGGCTGTCTACGACTTCGATTATAGGGGCGAAGCGCAGAATCACGCCAACAATGTTTGCTATGGTGCACCCGCTGCGGGTGGAGTGAAGCTGCCGCAGTCAGGTAACAGTAACAAGCGTACCATACTGGCCGGATGGACCTTCTACGGATGCGGATCTACTGCTAATGCGTTGGATGGTAACTCGTACGGTACGGGGACGAGGGCGGTAGGTTACACGGTCGCAACTCCGGCGGGGCAGATGATCTTCGCCGATCTCCCAGGGCAGTCTGGTTATCAGCCCGGACCGTTCGTGGGACAAGAGTTTGACATCAGCGACGGCAACCTCGCGAGCTCTGGGAATTTCGCGGCGACGCAGACTGGAAGCGGAACCAACAAGACGCGTGTTCGATGGAATGGGTCGAACTGGATAATTACCGGCTGACATGTCTGTCTCACCTGGTGCATACGCTTTCCCTCTGACCACGGCGCTCGGCCCTGCTGGTACTACAGTCACGGCAGGTTCCGGGAGCGTTAACAGGAGTACGCAGGATCGGCTCGTCGATGCCGTCTTCAACGTGAAGGACTTCGGCGCTAAGGGTGACAACTCAACTGACGACTCCGCTGCGATACAAACTGCTATCGACTATCTCAATCAGACGTCTAGTGGTGACAGGACGATATATTTTCCGGCTGGTACTTACCTTCTCGGAACCTCCTCGATCAGGTTGAATCCAGATTACAGTAATGGAGCTCATCATAACGGTCTCGGTATCATCCTGAGGGGGGCAGGACGAGACGTCACCATATTGAAGGGTAACTACACAGGTACGACGAACGAGATGGGGGATCACCCTGGCGGTCTTCTCGTCGCTCACGCATTCAACCTCAATCCTGCGTTTACAGACGGGCGGTCACCATATGCTATGAGTGACATGACGATCTGGAACCAGTCTACCACTGCGAACACCTACGCCATGATATGGCAGGCGATCCAGGGTGGTAATGGTGACGCGGCGTTGGCGGTGTTGTCGAATATGAGATTGATTGGGAGTTCGGGTCTATTCTGGGGGAGCAACGCTTTCAACTGTACGATAATAAACTGTGTCGCTCAATATGTCGGGACGGTCTCTTCGTTCCCTACGGCAGACCAGTATGTTCCTCTAGACGTATCTACGCTCAGTGTGTCGACGGAAGGCTTCTTGCTGTCTCAGGGAGTCTTCATGAATAATGCGGCGATCGGGTTCGACGTCGGATTCGCTAACACAGCGACGGGTCTTCCCAGTTTCAGTGGTCAAGGAAATTCTTGCGTATTTATAGGGAATAAAGCTTACCGTTGCAAGGTCGGATTCGGGATCGGCTTCGGGGTTCACGGTACTATAGCGCATGGATCGACGTGTGTATCAAATTGGGCTGAGCGTTGTCAGGTCGGATGGATTACTGCTTTCAATGGTGGGATGGTCGGCACCGCGGCGGTGACGGGGACTATCGGACCCGCAGATGCTTCCAGTGTGACGAGTGTGGCATCTACTGATGGCGGTACGACAGTCACTTGTACGACGTCGCCGAACCATAATATCCCGAATAACACCTACTATGTGAAGTTGATCGGTTTGGATAACTGGTTACCCACGGGTAATACTACGGGGATCGTGCCGCTCGTATCTGTGACGAGTAACACATTCAAGTTCAATAGCACTAAGACGAGCGGGCCGGCGACAGGTACCTGGACCTACCCGATCATCGGTGGCATGTCTATCATTAATGATGGTGTCATTGCTGGCTGCTATCTTGGTTCTGACAGTAATAATCCGTTGCCAGTTTCGCACAGACACATCGACTTCACTCTGTTCAGTAATACGGTTAACGGCGCATTTGGTCCGGCTATAGTGGCTATAAATGCTCCCACTTGGAGCCCTACTATCGTGAACGGTGGGGGTTATATCTCTAATAACACTCCAAGAATTAAGCTAGTTGGTTGCTCTAGTGCCAGCACGAGTGGGACGGGTAGTTTATCTCAAGAGATAACTGTGGCGATGTTACCGATGCCGTATGACCATCAGCAGGGCGGATTTCCGACTGTGCTCATGGATCCGGGCGATGTATATTACGTCAGTGACTCGGTCAGCGTGAACTTCGGAGATACGCTACAAGGCGTCGTGGTGACTAGTTCGGCGACGGCTTCCGGGAACACTCTGCATTTTTCAAGTGTTCCTCCCAATATCGTGGGTGGGAATGTCTTCACTCTGTTCGACGCCTCGACTGGGAGTTACCCCGGTTTCGCCGGTCTGACGATCTCGTCGATCTCTGGTAATGACTTGGTCTTGAGCGGAAACGTGAGTCAGAATATACCGGCTGGCGCGACGGTAGGGTTCAAGCGCGGGGGCGGGAGCAGCGGTCGATATAAGGTGCGGTGGGACGGCGTCGGTTGGGTGAGGTGCGGGTGACATGGGCATCTATCTGACGGACAGTAACGGGACTGCGCTGCTCAGTGACGACGTAGGGACGTATCTGGGAACGTACTACTCGGGTCAGCAGGTGGTCGACAACAGCGATGAGAGCGCGCCGCCTCCGTCGGTCGTGCTGGCTGCCGAGGTCATCATGGAGTGGGGTTACGACTCGCCGGGTGGGGGGTACGGAAGGCGCCTCACTTGGTAGTTTGACATCCTGGGTCTGGGTGGTTAGATAGAGACCTATGGTCCAGTGGTTGATGTTCGGGGCAGGTATCTGGTACAGCTTGATCGCGCTCGCAGCTATATTCGAGGGGAAGCCGTGGCTAGCTTGTACCATGTTCTTATACGCTGCTAGCGTTGGTACGCTGTACATGGCAGCGACGAGATGAGACCCGACGTACACTGGTGGCAGAGGGCTTTATTCTGGGCCGGTTGTTGGAGGTGTAATCACTGGGTGTACCACTCCAAGAGTTGCCCGTGGAGGGAATGGTGAGGATCGATAGAAAGACTCTGGCGGAGCTCGCTCGAGCTATGCTAGGAGAAGAAGAGCAATTTTCTAATGATCAACTAGATCAAGCGTTGGCTTTTCTTGTGAGTAAAGGTTTGGCCACGTGTGTCCACGGAGAGGACGGTGAGGAGCTGTTCGCCATCACTGATTATGGCGACGAAGTATTAAAGGATATAGAAAGTTGAACAGCGACCAGCTAGCAGTCATCGGCGCTGTGGTCGTGTTCGTAGGGTTGATCTCCATCATCTCTGCGATCGCTGTAATAGCTCACCTCGTTCACTGATGGCTCACACGGGACGAGTATCTGCGGCCGAGAATGCGATGCGGAGTTTCGCAGCGCGTCCTGATCGGCCTGAACCTCCAGAAGGTTTATCTCCGATAGAATCTGAGATTTGGAAGGGGATCGTCGGGGCGATGCCCGCGACCTGGTTCGGTCCGGAGACTTTCCCGGTGCTTCGCCGCTTGTGCGGCGTAGAGGCCGCGGCGCGTGTCGTGGCGGCTCGGATCACGTTTGAGGAGGGACGTATTCAGCGGGGTGAGCTGGCGTCTCTCAGTATGACACTAGAGAAGTTGTCCACGTCGTGCCTTCGACTCTCGAGGGAATTGAAGTTGACACCGGCATCGAGGGGACGTACAAGTAGGATAGCGGACCACAAGCAGACGGCGCCGAAGCGGAAACCTTGGGAGGTTGACGATGCTTCATGATCCGAAGAATGATGTTAAGGCTGATCTTCTAGAAGTGAGCCAACTGCTCAATCGCGGATGGTGCTGCGGGCATTATCATCAGGATAACAGATCCGCGCACTGCTTGGTTGGCGCGGTATATTCTGTGGGGGACGGGATCGTTCCATATAGTGTTCTGTTTGGCGAGCCTGGTGTGAGTACTCCGCGAACTAAGGCTATGATCGCGGCTCTCAATAAGGCCCTACCTCTTCCCTTCTTTAGTATGTTCGATTACTCTAAGTTGGTTTTGTTCAACGACGACTGTGAGACCGTCGACGAAGTCTTGAAACTCATTGAGCGTGCCAGAGAGGAATTGTGAGGGTGGCGCTCGGAGTTTTGTTAGGAGCTGTCCTACTCATCATTCTGTTCGTGGTCGGGGAAGGCCCGGTGTGAAGCAGTCTGAGCGTATCATCGACTTCGTGAACGAGTTCTGCTGTGTCCCCGAGGGTAAACTAGTTGGACAGCAGTTTGAACTTCGATCTTGGCAGATCGAAGTCATAGAGAGGATCTATGACAACCCTGCCGGTACTCGACGGGCCATCATATCCTACGGGCGAAAGAACGGGAAGACAGCTTTTGCAGCTCTGCTGCTGTTGGCTCATCTATGTGGCCCTGCGTCAGTACAGAATGGACAATTATATTCTGCCGCGATGTCGCGGGATCAAGCGTCTCTGATCTTCAATCTGGCTTCGAAGATAATTAGGCAGAACGTCGAGCTCGCCTCTATGCTCTACATCAAGGAGGCAGCGAAAGAGATATGGTGCCCAGATCGAGGGACGAAGTACAAAGCTTTATCCGCTGAGAGTTCTACGGCATATGGCCTCAGTCCCGCGTTCATTATCCACGACGAGCTCGGGCAGGTTCGTGGCCCGCGGTCGCCGCTGTACGATGCTCTGGAGACCGCGACGGGCGCGCAGGAGGATCCCTTGTCGGTGATCATCTCGACGCAGGCACCCAACGACGCTGATCTTCTTTCGGTGCTCATAGACAATGCTGAGGCAGGGCACGACCCGCACACGGTGCTGTGTTTGTATTCTACTCCGGTCGACTTGAATCCATTCTCGCAGCGCGCCATCAAGGAAGCGAATCCGGCCCTCGGTGACTTCTTGTCACTCAAAGAGGTCCAGGGCATGGCGGACGACGCGAAGCGGATGCCGGCGCTTGAGGCGCGGTTTCGTAACTTGATCTTAAATCAGCGCGTCAACACTGACAGTCCGTTCGTCCAGCCTATGGTGTGGAAGGCGTGCGCCGGGCCGGTTGATGTGGAGGGGATGAAGCGCGTTCCCATATACGCCGGTTTGGACTTGTCGGAGGTACAAGACCTCACGGCGCTGGTGTTGATAGGTAAGATCGGTGACAAGTGGCACGTGTTGCCGACGTTCTGGTTACCGCAGGAGGGGCTGGCGGAGAAGGCGGTGAGAGACCGAGTGCCATATGATAAGTTCGTTCTCGATGGTACGCTGCAGACGACCCCCGGTAAGACTGTATCCTACGAGTATGTCGCGAAGTATATCAAGAATTTATTTGAGGTGTTCGACATAAGAAAGATCGGCTTCGACCGATATAACATGCGCCATCTGACTCCGTGGTTAGAGAAGGCCGGGTTCAACGAACGATCCATCGAGGACCATTTTATACCTTTTGGACAGGGGATGCAGTCGATGAGCCCGGCCCTCCGTGACCTCGAGCAGATACTCGTGGAGGGTAACTTAGTGCATGGTGGCCACGAAGTGTTGACTATGTGCGTCGCAAATGCGACTATCGTTATCGATGATGCCGGCAATCGGAAACCTTCTAAGAAGAAGTCGACGGGAAGGATAGATGGTCTCGTGTCTCTGGCTATGGCTTGCGGTGTCGCGCCGTTACAGGATCGGATCATCGATGTGGAGACGTTGATAGGATGAGTGAGTTTGATCTCGATGATGGGGTGTGGCATAAATGCGGGAGCACTCAGTTCATGCACTCGTCCTCTGCAGTGGACAGGGTAGCGAGCTTAGAGGGCGGGAAGTGGTTCGTGTATGCTATCGGGTTCGCAGTCGCAGAGATAGCGTCTCTGCGTAATTATGGTCAGATGGTCGCGACGTTTGACGCGATGCGAAATTTAGCAGTGACACCTCCTGGGTGGGAGCTAGACTTCGGGGTCAGAGGTGCTGGTATCGGGTGGCTCACTCAGCGCCGGGTCTTAGACCAAGAGAACCGTGCGTACTACGAGTACCGGTTCACTAAGAGAGCTGCAAAGTCCAGCGGAGGGAATCGCCGTCTGGAATCAGCGAGAGACGTCGCGGGCGTGGTCGCGACACGCCCGCGGCGTGTGCTGGATACTCTATGGGCCATGGCGCCAGAGTATTCCGTATGATTGGCCCTAAAAAAAGGCGTGAGCGCGAGATCGCCGCGATCCAGCTCGGAGAGAATGCTGCTTCTCACTCTCAGGGTGTGACTTATCTTCTGCGCGCATACCAAGCGCGCGTCGAAGAGTTGGAGTTGCAGATACAGGCTTGGGAGCAAGAAGAGTTCGACCGGGAGATTGAACTTGAAGAATCCGAGAACTGACGTTGAGTTTTTCTTGATCTACAGCGAGAGAGGTTGGTCTGGGATCCTCGTGAATCGAGACTCGTACGAGAAGTCTGTCAGCCCCGAGTGGTACTCGACTAGAGAAGAGTGTGAAGGAGCTTATCTGATATGGTGCGATCAGGAAACGGCTGGCCGGTCGGTGACGCAGGGATCGATCCCTCAGAGCTGACGATGGATCACATCTACGAGGTGATCCCGTGGAGGAGCGCTGACGGGCGTTGGCGCGTACTTGCGACGCTGTGGGACGGTACGGAGCTTGAGAGTAACGATTCATTCAAGACTGAGGCAGAGTGCGCAGCTGCCATAACTGACAATATGCCTAAGGTTACGCGCCTCAACTGACCTAAATTTCTTCGGGAGGAGAGCTTGTTTCTGGGAGGATCGCAGGCCGGTTGGGCCGGAGTGTGCAGGTTGGGAGGTATCGGCGACGACCTGATCGCCGCGTCGGTATGCCGTCCGCTCAAGAAGTTGGGTTACAAGGTCGACATGATAACGGCGTCGCCGAATCATGTTTTATTCTATAATAATCCGTTTATAGATAAGCTGAGCGTTAAGAACCACGGGGATCTTCCGCTCAATGACCACAACGCCTGGCTCGCGTGGTTCGAGTCGCGCCGTCCTGAGTACGACGTATTCGCGCAGCTGTCGCACTCGTGCGAGGCTAAGCATGCCTTCTTCCCCGGCATGACGCAGTTTTGGTTGCCGGAGAACTACCGGAGAGATATAGCGAAGGGATCGTATATCGAGACGGTCCACAAGGTTGCGGAAGTTCCGTTCGACTTCGGGCCTCTGTTCTTCTCTTCAGAAGAAGAGCGGGAGCGCGCGTTGGAGACGCGCAAGCGAAATACGGCCGGTAAGCGTGTGGTCGGATGGGTGATATCCGGTAGTCGAATAGACAAGATTTATCCGCAGACTCCTACGGTCATATCTCGGCTGATACGCGAGCATGGCGTCTATGTCATGCTGTTCGGCGCTCCTAATGAGAAGGAGCACGGGATGGCGGAGACGATTCAGAACACGGTGAATTTGCAGAACAGCTCGGTCGATGGGCTCGGGCTCTGCATGACCGCGGCGGGGTCCGACGAGGGCGGTGCGAACTCCTGGCCGATCAGGAGGTCGCTGTCTCAGTTGTTGACGTGCGACCTCGTCGTCACGCCCGACACCGGGTCGGCCTGGGCTGTCGCCTTCGAGCAGATGCCAAAGATCCTCTTGTGTTCGCACGCATCAGATGAGAACGTCGCGAAGCACTGGGTGAACGCGACAGTCATAAAGCCGGATACGGACCGAGTGCCGTGCTGGCCCTGTCACCGACTGCACGAGCGGAAGGAGACTTGCGTACCGAATGCTGATGACTCCGGCGCAGCCTGCATATCAGACATGAGCGTGGAGGGATTACTGACTGCGATCAAGGGAGGGTTAGGGTGCGAGTCATCCATGCGCCACTTAGTGAAGAATTGGCCGGCAAACTTGAGCCGAATGTACAGTTCAGCTCTTACGGGTTACTTCGAAAGCGGTCGGACGCTGTAGCGCGACTCAAGGCCGGGATCGATCAGTATCTGTTTGAAGTTTTGGGTGGTGTAGTATCTTCGGGTCCGTTCGAGGGTATGAAATTACGTCCAGCAGCGACGTGGCAGGACGGTAACGTCAGCGCTAAGGTACTCGGATCTTACGAGGACGAGGTTTCGTACGTATTCGAAGCGGCGATCCCTCATCTACGCGCTATGCCGAATCCTGTGATCGTGAACATCGGCTGTGCGGAGGGTTACTTCGCGGTAGGATTGGCGAAGGCAGTGCCCGATGCTACTGTGTGGGCGATTGACATCGACCCGAAGTCTCTAGAGCTCATGCTTGACAATGCAGTGTTGAATGGCGTGAGCAACGTCATCGCGTCAACTGTAGTTGACGAGGCGTTGAAGGGGCACGTCGACTTCGTCATGTGCGACTGCGAGGGTGCAGAGGATCTGTACTTAGATCCTGACAAATATCCTGGTTTGCTGAAGGCTACGATGATCGTGGAGATGCATGGTGGCATGCATACAGACCAGACCAGGAAGCTTGACGACATAATACTTAACAGGTTTAAGGTTACTCACCATATTGAGCAGGTGTTCCAGTCCGGCAGGAACCCGAATCGATCTTCGATCTTGCAGGCGTGGCACGATGACGTGCGCTTCCTGGCGATGAGTGAAGATCGTCCTTGCATGATGACCTGGTTCTGCATGTTGCCTCGGGCTGAATGATATGAGTGTTGATACTAAGATCTCGAGGAATCCGCCGACCCGGCGCCTGGATGACAGGGGGAAGCCGCAGTGTGTCGGATTGCCGCTCTTCGTCACTAGCTCGGCGAGAGGCCGGTGGCTGGTGGTCGGGGACAACGGGCTCGTCTTGTGTGAGGTACACGCTGTCGAGGAGGCTAAGCTGTGGGCGCAGATTATCGCGTTGAAAGTTTCTGACGTGATGTCTGAGATTCGGAAAGATCGGAAGTCGTGATGGTAGTCGGGCAGCTGGTCCGGGGGTCCGGGCGCCTCGGGGAGTTGAAGTTTGGTGTCGTCGAAGAGGTGATCAATGATGAGATCGTCTTGGTTCGCTGGCAAGACTTCATTCATCTGTCCGCGGAATACGTTAAAGACTTGTTGTCAGTTACGATTTAATGGGAGGGAGTTACAGTGCTGCACCTGCCTTGTGTGACACTGCAAGTTTGTGAGACGCTCGAGCACGAGCTCGCCGATATGGCGCTCATAGACTGCGTAAACAAAGTCGACTTCGGCGAGGTCGTCATCTGCACCGATGATCCTGAGAAGTTTCGTAGGATCACTAGCCGGCCTGACGTGCGGAGTCGCTTCGTCATCGTCGAGAACTGGCCGACGAAGGAAGGTTGGTCCCGGTTCAACTGGCATTATTTGTCCCCGCACATCCGTACGTCTCATGCCCTGACGATACAGTGGGACTCATGGGTGTGGGACGTGTCGATGTGGGAGAATGAGTTTCTCGAGTACGACTACATTGGTGCGCCCTGGTGGTACACCGACGGGAGGAACGTAGGCAATGGTGGCTTCAACCTTCGTAGTACTCGGTTACTTCGGTACTGCCGTGACAATCGACGACAGTTACCGATCGACACCTGGCTAGACGACGATCTGTTCAGCAGGAAGTATCGTCCGGTCATCGAGAACGACGGTTACCGGTGGGCACCTCAGCGCCTTGCTGAGAAGTTCGCTTTCGAGTGCGTTCGGCCGTCGCCGACGTCTCGGCACTTCGGGTTCCACGCGTGCTTCAACTTCTGCCGCGTGTTGGATCGCGACGAGCTCAAAGAGCGCGCTCGCATCATGCAGCGATCGAAGTATATTACGGCCCCTAAGAATCAGTTCTGGCCGGTCTTCTCTCGGGAGAACCCTGAGATCATCGCAGAGCTCGCGGCCGAAGAGAGTATAGAGTCGAAGATTTTTAATCCTGACGTCTTCCAATCTGTGGGAGAAGGCGTCACATTATTGCCTACGCCTCAAGAGCAGGCGCAAGCTTACTACGCTAAGTAATAATTCCAAGCCTTTAATCCGGCTAGCCCTCTCCGATCACGGTCGTGTCGGAGGGTGAGGGCTATTTTTGTATCGACCAACAGGAGCCTTTGATGGCTAATATTTCAGCATATCTTGAGAAGCAGACCCTCGATTGGATGCTCGGCGGTGCTTCCGCCACGCAGCCGGCCAACCGATTTGTTGCGTTGTCCCTCGGTACACCGACGTCGGTGTCCGGGTCGGAGGTCCTCCCGAACTCAGGTTATCTGCGGCAGACGGGTCTGTTCGGTGCGGCTAACTCGCCAGCCGGCTCAGCCTCCAACACCGCGGCGATGACATTCGGGCCGTTCTCGTCCTCGAATGCCATCCAGGGCGTCGTGATCTACGACACGTCAGCGTTCACCGCTGGCAACATGCTCTGGTACGGCACTCTCTCGGTGGCGCGCACGGTGCTCCCTGGCGACCAGCTGGTGTTCCTGGCTGGTGGCCTCGTAGTCACGTTGTCCTAACTCGGAACTAGGGGCTGACGATGCCCCTATCTCCCGAGCAGCAGAAGACCACGCTCGACTGGATGCTCGGCGGTGCGGGTGCCTCGGCACCCGGCGGCCGGTGGATCTCGTACGCGACAGGTAGTCCGACGTCCGCAGGGGCGTCGGACGGACCCTGGCAATCGCGTCAGACCGTTACGTTCGCTTCAGCCAACTCGCCGCAAGGTAGTGCGACGAACTTGAACTCTGTCAGCAATGCAGGGCTCGCGACGGCGAACGCTACTGCGGTCGGGTTCAACATCTGGGACTCGTCAGTGGGCGGTAAGAGGATTCTGTGGGGAACGGTGACGGCGAACATCGGCTGCAAGAGCGGCGATATGATAGTGTTGCTTCCAGGGGCTCTGAAGATCATCTTGGCGTGAGGACGTGCGGCAGCTGCTCACTGTGCTGCGACGTCCTAGCTGTTCCGGAGATTGAGAAGCCGCGTAACGACTGGTGCCAGCACGCGTGTCGGGGAGGCGGATGCAGAATTTACACCGACCGGCCGGCCTCATGCCGGACGTTCGAGTGTGCTTGGCTCGCTAATCCAGCGATGGCGGACGAGTTTCGCCCGGACAAGATCGGGCTTCTCGTAGCGACTACTCATTTGCCTAACTTGGTGCAGGTTATCGTCGACCCGGATCGCCCGCGCGCGTGGAAGGTTGGTGGTGGTAAACGCGTTGTAGATTATCTGGTTAAGGAGCGCAAGTTTACGGCGGTCGTGGCTGTTGGTAACGAGACCACGGTGCTCGCTCCATGACTGTCCGTAACGGTGCAGTTCAGTCGAGCATAAGCGACACCCTGCTCGCTACTCCTGAGCAGATCTTCGTGGTATCTGCCACGCTTCCAGGCACGAGCGTATGCGCGGCAGTTCTGACGCAGGTCGGGATCATAAACGCTACGTTGTCGGGATCGTCGACGTTCTTTGCGAATGGCTTCGTACCAGAGCTAGGGGCATACGAACCTAAGTCGTTCTACGATGTTCTGCCCTATGTAACTGACTCGTTGCACCAACCGATTCCCGATACGGAGATCGTGGCTGGTGCGACTCAGTGGCAGGGCAACGCCACGTTAAACGGTGCCAGTACTCTCGGCGCGTACGCTTACCAGTACGACACTACGGACGTACAGTCTGGTCCGTTCTCGTTCTGCGAGCTAGTTCCTACAGTTACGGTGTGGGACGAGATCCCGATTGGGGTCTCGGAGCTCGGCAGCGGTGCCACGACTTGGCAGGCGAATGCAGAATTTGATGGTGCGGGCGGTCTAGCTCCGTACTTGACCGAGGTCAACCTCGGCAATGCGACGTTACCAGGCGCGAGTAATCTGTCAGCGTTCTTGACCGAGGTCAATCTCGGCAACGCGACGTTACCGGGCACGAGCACGTTCTTAGCTATAGAGGGTGTGCAGTTCAACACCCTGATCGCCGAGTTCGACGGCGCGGGCAACCTCGCAGCGTTCTTGACTGAGGTCAACCTCGGCAACGCGACGCTGCCGGGCACGAGTACGTTCCTAGCTGTAGAAGGGGTACAGTTCAACACCCTGATCGCTGAGTTTGATGGTGCAGGCGGCTTAGCCGCTTACACGCCTCAGTATTGGCAGGATACTGGGACGTTCGCCCTGCTGTCTGGTGCGAGTACGTTCTTCGCTGACGGTTCTACTTCGGCCACTGACCTCCCTCAGGGCATCGCGTCTGATGTCGAGATCGAGGACATCGTCACTGACTCTCTGAGTCAGGAGATAGCGCCGTCCGAAATAGTCACCGTATGGCAGGATATTGCGACATTACCTGGTACGAGTACGTTCCTAGCGGTAGAGGGTGTACAGTTCAACACTCTGATCGCCGAGTTCGATGGCGCAGGTAACTTAGCAGGTTACACACCTCAGTATTGGCAGGATACTCAGACCGGAGCGACGCTCCCGGGTTCGAGCACCTTCTTAGCTGTAGAGGGTGTACAGTTCAACACCCTGATCGCCGAGTTTGACGGCGCAGGAGGCCTAGCGCCGTACTTGACCGAGGTCAACCTCGCCAACGCGACGCTGCCAGGCACGAGCACCTTCCTAGCTGTAGAGGGTGTACAGTTCAACACCCTGACCGCCGAGTTTGACGGTGCAGGCGGTCTATCCGGTTACACGCCTCAGTACTGGCAAGACACTGGGACGTTCGCGCTGCTGTCAGGATCGAGCACGTTCCTGGCGGGCGCCAATACTCAGTCTACAGATCTCCCTCAGGGCATATCGTCTGAGGTAGAGATCGAGGACATCGTCACTGACTCTCTGAGTCAGGAGATAGCGCCGTCCGAGATCGTCACCATATGGCAGGTGACCGCGGAGTTCGACGGCGCGGGCAATCTGTTCGCCAACATAAACAAGCTGGGAACCCAGTTTGCCACTGCCGAGCTAGACGGCGCGGGTAACCTCGCAGCGTTCTTGACTGAACGCGCGATGATCAATGCGACGCTCTCGGGGTCGTCCACGTTCTTAGCAGTGCCGTATAAGGCTGCTGTAGAGGACGCCAGGGGGCCGCTGTCATTCAGCGAACTGGTACCGGTCGTAACCGACTCCCTGAGCCAGCCGCTACCCGTCGCTGAGATATCTAACTTACAGATCACAGCGACGCTGCCAGGTTCCAGCAGCGCGGCGGCGTTCCTCACAGAGCGCGCCATCATAAATGCGACGCTGCCGGGGTCATCTAACTTCTCGGCGATCCCCTTCGGCGGTGTAGTCACCGTCGACGCGCCGAATACCTTCGTGTCATTCTGCGAGGCAGTGCCAGTCGTCACTGACTCGTTGAGTCAGCCGCTACCGATTGCTGAGCTCTTCAAGCCGATCACGGCCACGCTGCCGGGGTCGTCAAACTTCTCGGCGATCTGCGTTCCCGGCGCCACTACTAGTGACGTCCCGAACTGCCTCTTGTCGTTCTGCGAGCTGGTCGGCGTCTTCAGCGGTGTTCGACTCGTCAGTCCCGACGGCGCGCCGAAGGAGTCGAGTTACACGATCGGTGCGACGCTGCAGGGTTCGGGCTCGCTTCTGGCGATGTACCAGACGAGCAACGTTCCGGCTCGTGGTATCCTTACTTCGTTCTTAGAAGCCGTACCGCCGGTCACCGATTCGCTCTTGCAGGTTCTCCCGATCGGAGGCCTGCCGACGGTGTGGCAAGACTCGGCGGTGCTGGGCGGCAGTGGGCAATTCAGCGCTTTCTGCTTACCAGCACCGGACGCCGTCACCGGGCCGAGGTCGTTCTACGACGTCAGCTACATCGTCACAGAGTCGTATCAGCAACCGCTACCTCTCGCGGTGCAGGTGGCCGCCAACGTCTGGCAGGCGACTGCAGAGTTCGACGGTGCGAGCAGCTTAGCAGCGTTCTTGACTGAGCGCGCGATGATCACGGCGACTTTGCCGGGGTCAAGCACGTTCGGCGCTTACGCGACTCAGCTGGGCACTCAGTTCGCTACCGCCGAGTTCGACGGTGCCGGTAACCTGTCGGCCTACCTGACTGAGCGCGCGATGATCACCGCGACGCTCCCGGGCGCCGGCAGCCTCTCGGGTTATACGCCGCAGTACTGGCGAGATACTCAGACTGGCGCGACGTTGCCGGGTATCGGGTCGCTGTATGCGACCGGGACGATCGCGATGCACGCGACGTTCTCTGGCGCTGGCGGCACGGCGGCCTTCTTGGCTCAGGTCGACATGGACGCCGCGACCCTGCCGGGTTCTAGCGGGTTGTCGGCAACGGCTCAGACCTACGTCTTCGCTCAGGCCCAGTTCGGCGGTTCTGGTGGCCTGATACCGTACCTCGCGGACCGATTCGTCACATCCGCCAGCTTGCCAGGAGTTTCTGGCTGGTCGGCGTTCGTGACGGAACGTGCAGTCGCTACTGCGAAGCTGGTGGGCACCAGCGACGGTGACTTCGAGTCAGGGACTGGCACGAAGCTGCGGGTCGGGGCAGAGTTCGACGGAACCGGCGCCGTACTGGCCGGAATGTTCGGCGGCCGCGGCACGCAGACCGACAACGCGGCGGTATTCGCCGGCACTAGCAGCCTATTCGCGGCCGGTCCGGGGACCAAGGTCGCCGGTTACGCCACATTCGCGGGCGCGGGGAATGTCTACGCTGATATATTCTACCGCGCTCTGGGCGCCGTAGGCGCCAATCTCCCGGGCGTAGGCAGTTTCGCCTCGGCAGAACGCGCAATCTATCGTGACCAAGGTTTCAGGGGCGCAGGCGCGGGCGCCCTGAGCGGGGCGGTCACGACGGTCAAGCCCACCATGACGGCGGCATTCGCCGCGGTGGGTGGCCTGAGCGCCTTCATTACCCGGCAGCAGCCGACCTCGTCGGCCGCGTTGGCCGGTCAGTCGACCTTCTTGGGAGCGCCCACACCGGTCGTCGTGTCGGCCCGGTTCAGTGGAACTTCCAGCTTTGGAGCGCTCACTAGCGGGATCAAGCCCGTCATATCGGCCAGTTTTGCCGGAACTTCGACGTTCTCGGCGGTCGTCGGCCGGCAAGTAGAGCTCCTGACTACTACGAAGTTGAGTGGGTCGGGCGCATTATTGGCCTGGATTCCTCAGAAGTTGACGGCGACGCTGCCCGGCGCGGGCACGCTGAGCGTCGGCTACTACGAAGTAGGGGTCATCACTGCCAAGCTGTCCGGCGCGTCGACCATGGTGCCGGACGTCCACAAGGACCACTCATTCCCGACTGTGGCGTTCGCCGGGTCCAGTACGATGGCGGCTACGCCCCGTCAGGCCTGCACCGGCAGCGTTTCGCTGGCGGGTGCGGGTGCGCTCTCGGGGAGCACGGCTAGGCGCAGCACTGTCGGCGGGACGCTGTCGGGTAGCAGCTCGCTGTTCGCTGCGCCGCGGTCTAACCGGATCACGTCGGCCTACCTCGCCGGTACCGGCAGGGTACGCGCCGACGACGGGAACATCAGATCCGCGACTGCGCAGTTGGTGGGTTCATCTAGTGCGCTGTTCTCAGCGCACCATCTGGCCGACGTGCTCCCGGCAAACGACTACGAGGAGATCATCGGTCGTAGCCGCATACCGACCTTGAGAGGACACACGGCGAGGCCGCCGACGATACTGGGGCGAAGGAGACAGATAGTATGAGCGCGGTGCAGCCTCATCACCAATTAACTTTTTCACAGGGCGACATCTGGAAGATCGTAGGTCGCCTGTATGACGTCAACCGTCAGCCGCTGGACATAACTGGGGCTGACATCGAGTGGGGTTTGCTCAACTCGAGCAACGTGACGGCCGTCGAGACAGAAGACGTCACGATAACTTTCACCGACGCTGTCAACGGACTGTTTCTCATAGTCGTTCCCGCGGCCATCACGGCTGCACTGCCGCCTGGTGGATACGTAGATAATTGCAGGGTGTCGTCTGCGAGTATAGCGAAGGAGACCTACTGGTTTGGTCCCATCGCAGTGCGGCGCTCACCATTTGAACCGGAGATCTAATTTCATGCCGATGAAACCTCATAAAGGTGAGAGCAAGGACGACTTCATGGGCCGCTGCGTTCCCGAGCTTATGGGGGCGAACGGCGGCACCAAGCGTCCTCAAGATCAGGCGGTAGCGGCGTGCGAGTCGATATGGCGCGCGCACGACAAGGCCGCCAAGGCTGACGACAAGCCGAAGGACGAGCCGTACGGGGATGTCCAGTATGCTGATCCTGGTTATCAGTCGGACGGCAAGAAGCGCTATCCGATTGACACACCGGAGCACATCCGTGCGGCGTGGTCGTACATCAACAAGGCGAAGAATCAGGAGCCATACACTGCAGCTCAAGTCGAGAAGATCAAGGGGCGCATCATCGCGGCCTGGAAGAAGCACATCGACCCCAAAGGCCCCCCGGAAGCTCAGAAGCAAGGTGCCAAGGTCACAACGGCCATCGCGCGTGAGGACAAGCTCCTCGGCCAAGGCGGCGACGAGGGCGACGACCCGGAGATCGAGCCGGAAGATGGTGAAGACTATTCTGACTGGATGGACCGATGTACTCTCCAGTCGGACTCGGAGGAATGTCAAGAGATCTGGGACGACTGCATGGGCCACGATGATGGCTCGAGTGAAGCAGACTCTGCTGAGGTTCCTCTCCGGAAGACCGTCGCGAGAGCGGCGACGTCGAAGAATAATCTAGAGTTCATCTTGAGCGATGAGACGGTCGACCGGTACGGCGACATCATCGTCGCGAATGGTTGGGACCTCAAAGACTTTCGAAATAACCCCATCGCGCTGTTCAATCACAACTCGGATTTCCCGATTGGTAAGTGGTCGAATCTGCGCGTCGAGAAGGGAGAGCTCCGCGGTAATCTCCAGCTCGCAGACGCCGGCTCGTCCACGCGCATTGACGAGCTCAGGGCGCTCATTGACCAGGGTATCCTGCGGGCCGTGTCAGTCGGTTTCGCGCCGATCGCTCGTGAGGCCATCAAGGACGATAAAGACCGGATGACTGGCATCAAGTTCACTAAGTCTGAATTGCTGGAGTGCTCACTGGTGAGCGTTCCGGCCAATGCTAACGCGCTGGCGGTTGCCCGCTCGTTGAAGGTCTCAGAAGAGACGAAGCGCTTGGTCTTTGGCAAGTCTGCCGACAAGAGACCAGCTGCTCGATCTGTTCAGGGAGTTACTCGTGGCAAGATTGCCGATATTACTTTGAAATCAAAGGATCAAACGGCTATGACCGTTCCTATCTCTAAGCGCATCGAAGATGCGCAGACTAGGTTGAATGATCTCCAGGATCAGCTCAACGCTCACCTGGCAACATTCGACCAAGACGGCGTCGACATGGACGCAGCGACCATCACAACTGACGAGATCAACGCTGCGATCGACAAGCAGCAGAAGATGCTCGACAGCCTGAAGGCCGCTGAGCAGCGCCTCGCGGCGACTGCACAGCCGGTCGTCGTGCAGCGCGGCGATAACCGCCAGACCGTGACGCCTCAGCGCACTCCGGTGTGGGCGGCCCCCGCCAAGAAGCTGCGCCCCGCGGACCACATCTTCCGCTCTCTCACTGTCGCGGTGAAGCATTTCGCCGAAGGCAAGACGCGGACGCTGGATGAGGTCCTCAAGTCGACCTACGGCGACCAGTTCGAAGCCGAGCAGACCCGTGCCATCATCGGTGCGATGGTCCAACGTTCGACCTCGAACCCGGCAGACATGACCACGTCTGGCTGGGCCTCTGAGCTCGTCACGACTGCCTACACGGACTTCTTGGAAGTCCTCGTCCCGAATGCGGTCTACCCGAAGCTCTCTGCCAAGGGTGGCCGGTTCACGTTCGGCCGTAACGGCATGGTGACGATCCCGTATCGTGAAGCTTCCCCGACCATCGCGGGCGGATTCGTGGCACAGGCCAGCGCCATCCCGGTCAAGCAGGGTTCGTTCAACGCCCTGACGCTGACCCCGAAGAAGCTGGGCGTCATCTCGACGTTCACCCGTGAGCTCGCCGAGCATTCCACCCCGGCGATCGAGGAGCTGATTCGTCAGGCCGTCATCGACGACACCTCGGTGGCCGTCGACACCGTCCTGCTCGACAACAACGCAGCGACAGCGACTCGTCCGGCGGGTATCCGCAGCGGCGTGTCCACGTCGACCGCGTCGGTTGCCTCAGCGAACCTCGACAAGTTCACCCAGGACGTCCGCACCCTGATCAACGTGCTGAACGCTTCGAGCTTCGGTAACCTCCGGGCCCCCGTGTTCATCATGTCTCCGGGCGACATCTTGACGGCGGCTACGTTGTCGACCACGACTGGTGACCTGCCGTACCGCGAGGAGATCGCGGGCGGATCGATCTTCGGCGTTCCAATCATCAGCTCGACGAACACTCCGTCGGACATGATGATCATCGTCGACGCAGCGGACTTCGTGTCTGCTACGGGCGATACCCCGAACTTCGCGGTCAGCGATCACGCGACGCTCCACATGGAGGACACCTCCCCGACGAACATCGTCGTGGGTGGCTCCGCCGCGACTGGCGTCGTTCGTTCCATGTGGCAGACGGACTCGTTCGCGATCCGTATGATCACCGACATGAACTGGGCGCTCCGTCGCACAGGCATGGTGGCGTGGCTGACTCCGGGCTGGAACTGAGCTGTAACGGCTAGGGTTCTAGCAAGAAAGGAGTTCATTACATGCCTACTATTGGCGCTACTGGCGGCTTCGCTATCAACAAGCCGCGCGTTGCCAACGCTGCTGTTCCGGTCATCACCTACTCGCAGGGGACTGCCACTACCGGCGTCGTCCTGTCAGTGGCCAACACGGGCATCTGGGTCGGTCTCAACAAGACCTGCTCTGGTTCCGCGTCGGTTCAGTGGTACCGTGGTACAGCGACGATCTCCGGCGGCACGAACGCTACCTACGCAGTGACCAATTCGGACACTGGTGGGACAGCGGTCACTGCTGCTCTCTGGGGGTCGAATCAGTGGGGCGTGGGGTCTAACAAGGCCGCTCGCATCACGATCTCCTAAGACTAAACAGGGTGGCGCGAGAGATCTCGCCATCTCTGAGTTGCAGATCGGACCCTCTGGCCCGCTGCATAGTCCTGCCGGCTGGGACTATAAAGTTCAGCCGGCACCCATTCCATGAGGAGGAACTATGGTTCACACACATGAACTGAGAGCCGACGACTTCGACCTAGAGCCCGATGCTCCGCTGGAGCAGGATCCTGTGCGGAGAGCGCGGCAGCTGAAGCATCGATACGGTGTGCATACGGACTCTGATCCGCAGCCGCACCCGATCGAGGTCGACATGAAGCGTCTTAACGTGACGAAGGAGATGGTGGACGCTTACACTCCACCGACCGCTACCGCGGCGCCCGCTCCTACTCCGGAAGCTGCCCCAGTTGCGGCTCCTGAGCCCGTGACAGAAGCCGCCCCGGTAGAAGAGAAGGCTACAGTAGCTGATCGTCCTCACAAGGGTTACAGGACGCGCGTCGTGAAGCCGTCGGACGAAGAGGCGCCGAAGGAAGACGAGGTGAAGTGAAGTGGCTAACTTTCTCACCCGGACTTTAAACCGCCTAGTGCAAGGGGCAGTGGCCAAGACAGGGTCAGTGTTCCTTCCACTGTCGGGCGGTTGGTTGTCGGGTGATGCAGCGCAGTGGATGAACTGGTGGCAGAACGGCTACGACATCCAGCCGTCTCCTAAGAACTCCGCCATCGTCGAGGCGTGCGTATCGGCGTATGCACAGACCGTCGCGATGTGTCCGGGTGATCATTGGAAGATCGAGTACAAGGGTGCCCCCTTACCCGAGAATGAGACAGGGGGTCGCATCCGAGTCGAGACGTCAGCGTTGTCTCGGATCCTCCGCGTGCCGAATGACTATCAAACGATATCGGACTTCATGCTTGGTATGGTTCGGGATCTGTACGTGGAGGGGAATGCGTACGCCATCGCCATCCGTAATAATCGTGGAGAAGTACAAGAGCTTCACCCCATGCGGCCGCAATTATCGCGTGCACAATTGGCGGTGACGGGTGAGATATTCTACACGCTCGGTGGCAACACCATCATAGAGAAGCGGCTCCTCGGGGCTGGCTTCGAGAATTCTAACCTCGTCGTCCCGGCCCGGGACGTGCTGCACATTAAGTTTCATACGACGCGGTATGACCACCTCCTCGGAGAGTCGCCGCTGTGCGCGGCTGCGCTAGATATCGCGGCCGGGGACGCTATAGCGCGGCAGCAGGTGGCTCTCTTCTTGAACCAGGCTAGACCGTCGGTGGTATTGACGACGGACTTGGCATTGTCGAAGGAGCAGGTGACAAATCTGCGAGAGCGTTGGGAGCAGCAGAGCCGTGGATTGAATACCGGCGGCACGGTCATCTTGACTGAGGGTATTAAACCGCAGGCGTTGACCATCA